AGCGTTTCTGGTATGTCTAGTCGTGCAGGTGCATTTATTAGATGGCGGGCGACTAACCCTAACGGTAAGCCAGAGCGACTTGCTCCTAATGGTGATCCTGGAATAGCTTTGGAGATGTTTAAGTTACATGATGAACAGATCAAGCGTATGTTCTTTAATCATTTATTCCGACCTTTAGATGCGTATCGCAACATGACGGCTACAGAAGTTCAAGAGCGTATGACTACAGACCTAATGCAGCTTGCTCCGTTTGTAGCTCGGTATGTTGAAGAGCATGTTACTCCTGTAATGAATCATGTGTATTACATATTGGCTAAGAAAAAACTTTTGCCCCCAATACCTCCAGAGTTAGCGGATAGCCCAGAGTACGAGGTTGATTATGTCGGCCGACTCTCAATGGCAACGAAGTCATTTGAGACTATGGGGGCTGTTACTACCTTGCGTATGTTTGGTGAGTTAGCGCAACTTGATCCTAATATGTTGCAGTCGTTAGATAATGTTAACCCAGACAAGTTATTCCGTGAGATATGGTATGCTAACAGTTCTAGCATGAACGCTCTTAATGACCCAGAAGATGTACAGGTTGAGCGTGAGGCTAAGGCTGCCGCAATGGCAGAACAACAAGCAGCCCAACAGCTACCTGCACTTGCAGATGCAACGCAGAAGTTAAGCGGAGCAGTTGACCCAAGTAGTATTGTTGCACAACAGTTAGGAGAGTAATGTCACACGAGTTATCTAACTTAATATCAGCATACAAACGTGTGTTTAAAACGCCAGAAGGTTCTGAGGTATTAGATGATCTTAGAGATTTTTGCAACATCGATGCTCAAGCGGGGGCTGATCTTACTCATGCTGACTGCGCCTATCGTAACGGAATGCAAGACTTGTATAGATATGTCGAGGCGATTATATCAGACGATGAATGAAGAACAGTTTATAAGAAAAGTAAAAGCAATGGTTCGTAAGCATGAGGGTTATCGAAACTATGTTTACGAAGATAGCCGAGGATACCTAACTATGGGGACTGGTCACAGGCTAACTGATAAAGAAAAAGAAAAATATAAAGAAGGAGATCGTGTAGATGAAAGCTACCTTGAAGGATTATTTGAAAAAGATTTTAAGTTACATTACAAAAGGGCTAGAGAAATTGAAGGGTTTGATACGTTAACAGATCAACAAAAAGCAGCTTTAATTGATTTAACATTTAATATGGGCGTTAACTGGACTGCAAAGTTTCCCAACCTAATTAAAAATATAAAGAAGGCTTCTGAACAAACAAACCCTGTTTTAAAAAAGATTTATATGCGTAAAGCAGCAGGTGAGTTAAAGTTTGTAAATGCTGAAAAGTCTGACTTTACCGAAAGCAAGTATTTTGGGCAAGTAGGTTATCGAGCAGAAGATAACTTCAGCCGCTTAATGAATGATAATGATGAATGGGATTTAGAAGAAGTAAGTTATCAACAAGAATATGGAGGTATAGATGAGCCAGAAGCGAACTTTACTTTCTAGAAAAAAAGAAAAAGCTATACCTAAAACAACTAAAGGTAAAGGCCGTAACTATAGGTCTGCTAAAGAAGGTGCGGGTATGACAGCTAAAGGGGTTGCAGCTCATCGCAGAGCTAACCCAGGTAGTAAACTTAAAACTGCTGTTACTGGTAAAGTAAAACCTGGTAGCAAAGCAGCTAAAAGACGTAAATCATTTTGTGCTAGGTCTAAAAGTTGGACTGGCGAAAGAGGAAAAGCCGCAAGGCGGAGATGGAGATGTTAGTATGAAAAAAGGATTATATGCAAATATACACGCTAAACGTAAGCGTATAAAAGCAGGATCAGGTGAGAAGATGCGTAAACCCGGAACAAAGGGCGCACCTACTTTATTAAATTTTAAGAAATCCGCCAAAACGGCTAAAAAGAAATACTAACAGAAGGAAAAATAATGGAAGAACAGACACCTGTAGAAGCACCCTCAGTTGAGGAAACTGCAACACAGCCTGTAGAAATACTCACAAGTGAAGGCAAGTTTAATGAATCATGGCGTGAGTCCTTGCCAGAAGAATTGGGAAATCATTCTATCTGGTCAAAATACGACAATCCTGTTGACCTAGTAAAAGGTGCTATTAACGCACAAAGTTTAGCAGGTCGAAAGGCAGAAGAGTTCTGGGCATCTGAAGATGCCAACGATGTTTCAAAACGTAATGAACTCATGGGGATCGGGTCATCTGTAGATGATTATGAAATAGCATACGAAGCTCCAGAAGGCATAGAAGTCGATGAAGATAGAATAAACGATTTTAAGCAATTTGCTTATGAGAATGGTTTATCTAAAGAAGCGGCACAAGCTCTAGTAAACTGGGAGTTAGAAAAAGTTGGTCAATCAATTGGTGACGAAGATCGTGCGTATGAACAGTCTTTACAAGAGGCTGAATCTGAACTTCGTAGTGAATGGAAAGGCGACCAGTATGAATACAACTTAGCTAAAGTTGCTAATTCATTAGATTATTTAGGCATGGGTGATTTTAAAGAAGACCCAGTTATTGCTAATAATCCTGAGTTTGTAAAAGCATGGTTTGAAAAAGTAGTTCCTCTTCTTGATAACGACAAGATTATTGAACAACGAAATTTAGACAATGCACATACAATTGAAGATCAACTTATAGAGTTAGAAAGTAAAATGTACTCTCACGAAAATACTAATGATTTAACTTATCAACAGTTAACAAAACAGTATGGAGAGTTACTTAGCAAGAAATCTGAGTTGCAAGGTAGTAATTATTAATATTATCTTGACAAGATTGTAACTTTTTTATATAAGGCGTGTAGATTTGAAACGGATACCTCGCAAGAGCCTGAAGAAGAATCGAAGGTGAGAACCTAATATTAGGCTAGACCCACACGGTGTGGACACTCATGGCCGACTAAAACTAATTAATTAATAACATAACGGAGAATTATTATGGCGGGAAATCTGCTTAATACTTATGTAATTGGTTTTGACCGGGCTATTCGTGAGACGGTTGAAGTCAAAGGCGGTAAACTTCGTCCTTACGTTCAACTCGCAACAGGCGACTTGTTTCGTAAAGAAGGCGTTTATCAACGTACTACTGGTGGTGGTCTTCCTCAGAAGGTAACCAATCGTTTCGGTGACTCACCTGTATCAGACATTGATTACAGTCGTAGACGGACATCTCGGGTTTCATACCAAGATGGACAGTTCATGGACTGGGCTGATGTTTCTAAGATGGGTGTTGATCCTCGCAATGCTAAATTGCAAATCATGAAGAACAAGTTTCTTCGTCAGGAAGACATCATTCTTGACCAGGCTCTTTTGGGTTCTGCTCAGGGTGGAGTTGACGGCAACTCAGCAACAACTTTGCCTGACGCTAACTTTGTTGACGTTGATGTTACTGCTACAGGAACTGCTGAAGGTTTCACTTATAAGAAGTTTTTGGCTTCTTTAGAAAAATTCGGAAGCAACAATGTAGACATTGACTCACAAGCTCCTATCTTCAAGGTTTCTTGGAAGCAATGGAAAGACATGATGGATGATGATAACTTCATCAACTTCGACTACACTTCTCAACGTCCAGTTGATCAGTCTGTAGGAACTATCTACGACTACATGGGTGCGAAGTTCTGCATTAGCAACATCCTTCCTTACTTCGATGAGGACAAGCATACGGCATATACTGAAGCTGACTTCAATATTGCTGATAGCGACATTAACACAACTACTGGTACTTGGAGTAACACAAACTCTTCAAATACTCGTACTGCGTATGCGTTTATGCCTGATGCAGCATTGTTGGAAATCAACCCTGATCTAACCTCTAAGATTAGTGAGCGGGCTGATAAATCGTTCAACTACTACGCTTACATGAAGGCAGAGTTCGGTGCTGTCCGCATGGAAGAAGAAAAAGTTGTTGTCATTCCTTGTCTAGAATCTTAATTATAAGGAGTATTTAAAATGGCTAATTCAAGTGAAGTTACAGCAGTAAATGCAGGCTTAGTTACTAAGTCTAACTATCGTGGAAATGTTCAGGCTATTCCTGTTACAATTTCTTCTACAGGGGCAGCTAGTCACACAGTATCAATAGTTCTTCCGCAGGAAGCTCGTGTTGTCTATGCTAACTTAACCCCAAGCTCGGGAGACGTTGACATTGGATACGCAGGTGCATTAACTGCAGTAAAAACAGGGGCTTCAAGTCTTTGTGAATTTGCAGGTAATGTTGACGTAGGAGGCAAGGTTCTTCTTGCTACTACTGACGCTACTGCGTCTGTTTCAGGTGTAATCCTGATTGCAACAAACGAGTAATACATTGGGGAGGGAAACCTCCCCTTACCCTTTTTTAATTTGGAGATAACATGGCTCTATCAAAAGTCGTACTTACAAACCTAGCACTTTCTAAAATTGGTAGCGACCGTCTTCAAATTACCAACTTTGATACAGACACAACAGTAGCCGGCAACCAAGCCAGGTTACACTACGACCAAACTCTTGAAGAGCTTGCACGAATGCACTCTTGGAACTGTTGTAAGAAGCGAACGGAAGTAGGCGCATTTAAAATTGAACTTACTCCGAATGCTTCAACATTAGCTGCTGGTGGATTTAGTGGGATTTTAACGGCAACATCTACAGATTCTAATGGAAGACCTGTATACACTACAGGCACAAGTGGTCAAAATGGTTATATTAATTTAGCATTTAATGATACGGCAGGAAAGTGGTCTATTACTTATGGTGCTAGCAATACTAATAATGTTGCTAATGCTTCACCGCCAGACGGCCCTACATATACTGGATATAATCCGTTTACTTTATATAGTGGTGGTGTATATACCGTTGCTATAGTAAAGCCAGAGTTTGAATACGACTATTCATACAGAATACCTACAGATGCTGAACGATCTTTTTATGTTACAGATAGTTCTGCTGTATATAATTATATTAAACCAAGAGTTGATTGGGTTCGTGAGGGAAATTCTATTTTAACAAACGAGCCTAGATTGTTTTTATGTTATGATGCAATTCCTCTGCCAGAAGATATGGATTCTTTGTTTGCAAAAACCTTTTACACAATGTTGGCAATGAAGCTGGCCGTTCCGATTACAGGAGATCGTGAACTTGAAATTAGTTTGTTAGAAGAAATAAATAGCGTTATTTTGCCAGAAGCAAGACGAGTTAATGGATTTGAAAGATTAGAAGCCCCGACGCTTGATAGCGAGTGGTTAGAAGCTACTGTTATATCTCCAAGTTCATTATCAAACTCCTGGCCACCTTTTTCACAAACTTCTTATGGCTCTTTTGAATAATGGCCAAGCTACCTATAAACAATTTTAATGGTGGTGAGGTTTCTCCATACCTATATGCCCGTGAAGACGTAGACGGAATCTACAACAAGAGTTGTTTGAAGATGGAGAACTTTATTCCTCTGCCTTATGGTGGTGCGACCAGACGACCTGCTACTAAATTTCTTGGCACATCTCACTCTGGGAAAGTAAGATTAATTCCATTTACATTTAGTGTAACCGAAAACTACCTACTTGAGTTTGGTAACCAATATGTCCGGGTATGGAAGAATGACTCTCCACATCAAAGCGGTGGAGCTGACATACTTTTGACATCACCCTATACTACAGCCGACTTGGATGATATACAGTTTACGCAATCAGCAGACATATTGTTTACTGCCCACAAAAATTATGCACCACAAGAAATAAAAAGATTAAGTGACACCATTTGGTCTATGAGTGAAGTACAGTGGAATTTCCCACCACTACTTAATGAGAACACAGACTCAACTATTAGAATAACTACATCTAGTAAATCTGGAGAAACAGTATTAACTGCATCTCAAGATTTATTTAACTCCAATATGGTTGGTGGTTACTTTTCTTTTGAAACACCTAGGTTAAGTAATAATTTAAGTTTAGAACAAAAATCAAGTGATAGTTTTGTAAGTGCATCAATAAATGTTTCCAACACAGATTGGGATTTTGAAACTGGTGGAATATGGAATGGTCGAGTAAGTATTGACAGAAGTCTCGATGGAGGTGTTAGCTTTTCTGAGTATATTACAGTTGCAGACACCTCATCAATAAGTACGTCAGCAAGCGCAAAAAACTTTTCAGTTTCATCTCCGTCTCCAGAAGGTAACAATACCTTTTTACGTGTTCAGTATGAAAAAGGAGTTACCTTTAGCGGACATACTGGCTTCCAATTTTCACTTATACCTACCAACACAACAGTAACCTCATTAGTTAGAATTACAAGTTACACCTCAGCTACACAAGTGGTTGCAGCAGTAATATCTGACTTTCAAGATTCTATTGGCGATTACACAACATCTTGGGCGTCAGGCACAGCGTTTGCTGTAAACGATAAAATACAAATACAAGGCGGTTTAGAGTACGCAAGTGTATCAAAAGACCTATCTACTTTCACAGGAATACTATCGACTGTAGATACAGTTAGCGCAGCAGACTCAAGTAGAACAGCAGGCACTTATGATTTCGTAGACGGAACTACAACTGGAATAGCTAACACAGGTGCTGGTACTGGAGCTAGAATAAGAGTAGTGGTAGCAGCGGGAACTGGTGCAGCTACTGTTACAATGCTTGGTGTTTCCGGTAAGAACTACGCTGAGGACGATACATTTACAATTCAAGACTCTGCATTAGGCGGTGGTGGTGCGGCTAACTTAACGTTTAATGTCAACTTGGTTACTACATCTGGTGGAATGGACAATTTACGTGGTGGTGCATACGGTGATGCTAAATACTTTGCTATAGATCAAAATAGACTTGTTCATGTATTTACAAAAGACAGCTCTGACAACTTTATGCCATACGACCAATGGACTGCGAGTAATTTAGATTCTAGTAATAATACAGGTCTTGATGTTGCATATTATAGTAATCATGTATATGTGTTAGGTGGTATAACTGCTAAGACTGAAACTTTTTACAACGCTGGATCATCGACAAGCGGATTTGAAAGATTTAAGGTTTTTAAATATGACATAGACGGAAGCAATGGTGTTCAGTTTCTATCAGATGAAGCTACACCTTATTCTTTTTCAGGCCCAAATAGAACTTTTAAAGACATTACCATTCCAAGAAGTATAGGCGTATTGAATGGCAAGTTTTATATATCTTGCGTAATGACGGCACAACATAGATATGGTTATAAAACTAGGGACGACTTAGATTTTAATACAAAGGTAGCCATTAGAAAATATGGATCAACTGGTTCTTATGAATCTGAGACTCAACTTTATTCACAAAGTTTTTCATACGACTTTAATATTCCTCTTGGCACATCTGCTAATGTTGAAGGGCCAAGCGGTACTGCAAATATAACAGATATTACTGGCGTTAGTGATGCATCTGTTAATCAGATTTATTGCATAGATAAAGAAAACAATAAAATATCTTTTTTCACACCAACATTTACTAGTGCAGGTAGTTTTAATTTAATAAGTGAATTCCCTTCTACTATAGCTACAGCTTCATTTTACGATAATTCTACGGATAATAGTGAGTTGTTTTGGGTGGGTGATACAACAGGTGTTATTAAGAAATACAACTTTGTTACTACTTCTAAATATTATCAATGCTTAGAACAAGTACTTCAAAATAACACAGATGACTTTAATACACAGTTATCTGACGGACATTGGTATGAAGTACAGCCAAAAATGAGCAGATGGTCTGAAGGTGCGTTTTCTAACTATAGAGGATTTCCGGACACACTCGCATTTTTTGAAAGTAGACTGGTATATGCAGGTACACCTAACAATCCAAACACTTTATGGTTAAGCGAAACGGACAACTTTTTTAACTTTAAAACAGCTACACTAGATACCTCACCAATGAGGCTAACTATTGCATCTGGTCAGTTAGATGGCATACAATGGCTTGTTCCTCATCGAGCTTTAATTATAGGAACATCAGGAAGTGAGTGGTCGTTAGGAGCAGAGTCTGACAATAGACCTGTAACACCAACATCGTTTGATATTAAGCGTAAAACAACATACGGCTCTAACTCAATAGCAGGCCTATTGGTAAACTCTGCTGTATTGTTTGTTATGAGACAAGGTAAGAAGCTACGTGAGTGGGTATTTAACTTTGATTCACAAGACTATGTAGCACCAGACTTAACGCTTGTTGCTGAACACATTGCAGGCACAGGGTTTCAAGCTATTGCGCTACAACAGCAACCAGACAACATTGTGTGGACTATAAATAGCGATAACGAACTTGTAGGTATGACATACGAGCGTGATCAGAAAGTAGTTGGTTGGCATAGACATAAGTGTACTGGTGCATTTGAAAGCGTAACTGTGTTGCCTACAGCTAGTGGGGCAGATGCCGTTTATGTTTCTATTAAGCTAACAGTTAACAGCGCAGATGTTCGTTACATTTGCAAGCTCGATAACAGAGAGTGGGGTACAAACTATGTAACACAGTACAATGGGTTAGACTACTACACCATAGTTACAAACCTATCGACAGGCACTATAGGGAATTACAACTACGCTATTGGTGAAACATACAAAGTTGTAGCAGATGGTACGACAACATTTACTGGTGTAGTGGACACGGATGGTGATTTAAACATTGGTAGTTCTGCTGATCTTGCTATTAGTAGTGCTTCACTAACTAGCAACAACTTAGTTCTTACCTTCTCTGCTCCACACGGCCTGGCTGAAGGTGATACTATCAATGTTAGTGGTCTAGGTTACAGTACAACAGACCCTAATGGTAAATCTTTTTTAGAGTCTGGAAGCATTACGAGTACAACCGTTATTACAACCGCTCTAACTGGTAGCACCGAAACATACACAACATCTGGTTCTAGTAAAGCTACAGTATACAAACTAGGTGATTCTACTTACTCACGAGTGGTTATAGGTAAAGAATACACAGGCGTATTAGCACCGCTATATTTAAATTACATAACCAGAAGTGGTCAAACTGGTGGCTCTAAGTTAAATGCTTCAATAGCTACGTTACGATTTAAAGATACAGTTACCGCAAAAACAGGGCAAACTGAAGCATCTTCTGATTTACAACCTGTTAAATTTGCAGGCACAGGCATGGTTTCTGAGACAGCAGAAGCATATATGTCTAACGCACCAGAATACTTGCAAACTGTATATGTTGTAAGTGATGAACCACAGCCGTGTACTGTCCTTTCTATGACACCGCACGTTGACACAGGGAGTATAAGATAATGTTTGGGGCAATAGTAGGAGCAATAACAGGAATAGCTAGTGCGGGCATTTCAGCAAGAGCCGCTAAAGCGCAGGGTGCAGCATCGCAACGAGAAGCTGAATACAATGCTAAGTTAATGGAAAATAAAGCGTTAGCTATTGAGTATGCAACAAGGGCTGAAAGCGGCCGCTTGCGTAGAAGTCAACGTAGAATGGCTGCCACACAAAGAGCAGCATTTGCTAAAAGTAAGGCTGTTATATCAGAAGATACCCCATTAGAAGTTATGTTGGAGCAAATGGAGGAAATGTCTTTAGAGGCAAACAACTTCCGTAGAAACAAAATGATTGAGGCACAACACGCAAGATCGGGTAAAGAGATGACTCTATATGAAGGTCGCAACGCTGTTTATCTATCTCAGCAAAAAGCAAGAGCCACTATGTTGTCAGGGGTGTTGTCTGGTGTAGGCAAGATAGCGTCAGCGTATACTCCAACTGACCCTGCTGAACAGTTTAACCCATTACTAGCAGAAGCACCTTTTGCTCAGATTGTTATTAACCCCGGGCCAGGAAGACCTTAAAATGCCAAAAATACCATTATATCAACAACAAGTAGGAATAAGTGATCAAGCACCTGGTGTAATGTATGATGCATCTGCTGAGATACAAGCTATAGGTCAAATCGCTGATGATATTGCAGGAGGCATAGAAAACCTTGGAGCGGGTGTTCAAAAAGGCATAGAAAGGTTTCAGACATTAGAAGATGAATCATCTGTAGCTGATGCTAGTAGACGTATGGTAGAGTTCCAGAACGATATGATATTAGAGAAACAAAAAGCTCTTGAAGACCCTAGCGTTGGTTATAAAAATTACGAAGAAAAGGTATTACAGCCTAAGATAAATGAGTTTCGTAATGGTCTTTTAAATAGTGGCTACTCTAAGCGTGTTGCAGGCCGTATCCTTGAGACTGCTGATATGGACTTTAGCAATATGATTAAGATGGAACGTGTTGATCGAGTCAAGAAAGCTACTGAAAATCATGTAGCAAACATACAGCAAGAAGCCGCCCTTATGATTATGACTGAAAACAGATACGAAGATGGCGTTCAGCGTATTAATGATATGGTTACTAATGGCTATATTACAAAAACTGCCGCTGATACATTTATTAGTACCGCTAACGTCAGTTATTTTTCTGGACTAGCTAAATCGGTAACAGTTCAGGCTGAGATAGATGATATTAAATCTTCTGATCGTTTTAACAGCATGCCTAAACTTGATCAAATGACTATTGAGTCAAAAATGAATGAAGCTCATAAACAATATTTTATAAACAAAGAAGCTGAAGCTATTGACCGAGCGGCTGAACTAATTAAAGAAGAAGAACTAGACCCTGAAAAAATAGCAGCTTTAAATATTAGTAATCCAGAAGTAGTTAATGGATTAATGATTGAGTATGAAAAACAATTAGCTGGGTTACAAGCAACATACCAGGAGGAAGAAGGCACTTCTATTAAAGATTTAACAGTCTTAGATAACGATATAAAAACTCTATTCTCTGGAGAGGACGCAAACCCAGAAAAATCTTTTAACACCTTGTTAACAACAATTATTACTAGTGATATGGATAGTGTATTAAAAAATCATTATCTAGAATTAGTAGTAGATGGGATGAAAACAACTCAAGGGTTTGATGTTTTTGCAAAGGGAGCAAAGAATAAATCTGTTTACTCAGACGATGTTAGAGAAGTTTGGGCGGCATTTTGGAAAACATATGACGATGCAAATGCATTTATGCCTATGTATAAAAAGAATCGTGATTTAATAGAAACTAAAACCCAACTATTAAACTTTTTAAAAAACCAAAAACAAACAGCAATGGGTTTAGGAACAGAAAAACCTCCAAAGCAAGCTATAAATGCTTTTGGTGGTACTGGAAGTCCAGAGCAAGCTATAAATGCTTTTGGTGGTACTGGAAGAATGTTAGCATATCAAGCTGCTAAAAAAAGAGAAGACGCAAAAGCGGCTATTACAGCTACTGCTCGTCGATTTGGGCAATTAGAATATGACAGTAAAGGCAACCTGGTAGCTAGTGATGCTAACAATCAAATAATACTTAAATTTATTAACAGTACATTTGCTCCTTATTTAAGATATAGAGCGGATGTAGCATTAAATAAAACTCTTGGTGTTTATATACAAACCGAAAGTGACACTCAATATCAAAGATCACAGCCAGTGTTTTCTTCATTAGAACAAGAAATAATAGAAGCTACTCAGGATTAATATGGACGAATTAAAGTTTAATGAGGACGTTGGGTTACGAGTTGTAAAACCCGATAATACCGTCCGACCTTTTGATTACTTAGACGTAAACCTAATAGAAAAGGCAAACACAGATGAGCGGGAGTATTATTCAACTGCTGATGGTATGTTTGAAGAACAAAGGGTAAAAACTAGGAATTTTATAAGAAGTAAATACGGAGCTTCATATAGGGCTGAAGGTCAAGACATGACCGACCAAGAAGTTGATTCTTATATTAGAACGTCATGGGGAATTGATCCCGAACAAGATATTGATTATTTTTCTATTAATGAAGACTTAAAAGCTCAAGATCAACACTATACAGGAGATTTTGAAGATTTTACTTTTGGAGAGAGAGCTACTGGTTTTTTAGGAGCATTTGCTCAATTAATAGAATTTATTGGCGCAGAAATTAATTCTTACAACACTATTCCTGAAGGAATTGACGAGACATACACAATTGAAGGTGGATTTGATAGAGATGCTTTAAGAAAGCTTATGATTGAATCACAATCGGCTGTTGATGAAAACTCAAAGTTTCTTAGCCAAGAAATGCGTGACAATCTTACAGAGCTTTATGTTAGTGCCGCAGATGAAAATCCTCTTAATCTTGTAGCTGCTTTTGATGCTTTTTTAGCTAACACGCCTAATTTAGTCTTAGGAACTTTACCTCCGCAAATAGGCATGCCGTTAATGATGACTATTGAAAAAAGAGCAGAGTTACCAAACTTTGAAAAATTATTTGGAGTACCAAGTGTTATTGGTAAAGATAACCCTAATATAGAGATTTTAAATCAAAAAAGACAAGAGGCTGAGTTATTTGCTTCTGCTTACGGAATAGCTTCCGGGATTGTTGAGTATTATCAAAATAGAGTTATAGCTAAAACTGGCGGACAATTTGTTAAGAAGAAACAAAGAGAGTTAATCAACACACTTGGTGGTCATCTTAAAAAGATAGGCATTTTAACTGCTGAAAACATAGGTGAAGAAATTGTTCAACAAGGTGCTTATAATTTTATATATAATTTAGCTGTTGATTATTCTAACGAAAAATACGGCACTACTGCAAAGAAAGTTAAAATTACTGAAGGCATGGGCGAAAGCGCATTAATGGCGGGTCGTATTTCTTTTATATCAGCATTTCCTGGTACATTGCGAAGAGGTTTTGCTACTAAAAATTTCATCAACAGTAACACTGAAAGATTACTTGAGTTTGGTTTTGATGAACCACGAGCCAAAGAGTATGCAAGAGACTTAGCAAATGCAGCATCTAATCGAGAAGAATACGAAGCAGTTACTGAAAGAATTAGATTAGATACTGAACAAATTGATTTAGCTAAAGCCGCTAGAATAGAGATAGAAAAATCTCAACGCATGCATGATGAAACAGGTTTAATCACAGCTAATGGCGAGATATTAACGAATAATGATTTTGATAGATTAGCTCTACAATATAACGCTGAACAATTGAGTAATTTAATTGCTGATCCAAAAGCCGCTCCTATATTTGTTAATGCTGTTTATGGTGACATGGAGGCTCGTAAAAGTTACAACGATATTATTTTAGGATATGAAAGCGAAAAAATGGTAGAAGATTCTGCCCCAGAAGATGAACCAGAAAATGAATTAGGAGTTATTGCTGAAGTCGATGAAAGCGATGAAACTATAGATACTACTAAACCTATCAATGAGCAATATGAATTACCTGATAATTTAGAAAAATTTGTACAACAAGTTTTAGATGGTCAACATGACGAAAGTATTATTTTAGAAGAAGGCGAGTCTATAGAAGATGGCCGTAAGAGAAGCGTTGAAGAAATTTATAAAAAACGTGGAACTAAAATTGACAAGGATGAAACCGAAAAGTCTGAGGATGAAAGAGAACTGTCTTGGGAAGAAATAAAACAATACGCTAAAGATGTAGGAATAAAATTATCTGGAAAAGGCAGAACAAAAGCTGTTATTAGAGCAGAAGTAGAAGCCGATAGAGCTAAATTCTTAAAACAACGAGAAGCAAAAGCTAAAGCAACAGAATTTACATCAGAAAATCCAAGAGCTAACGAGCAATCTCAAAAATTAATTGATATATTAAAAAGCGTTGTTCCTAACATTAAAGTTAAATTTGCAGCTAATGATCAAAACTTTAAAGAAATAACCGGGAATATAGCTAGAGCTTTTTACGATATGGATGGGACTATTTTAGTTAATCCTAAAAGAGCGAATGCAGGAAGTTTAGCTCATGAAAGTACACACGCTATTTTTCACTCTAGATTAAAAAGTGATGCGGCTATTAGGTATGCTGCTGCTCGTATTTTAGATGATATGTTAGGCTCTGCTAGACTAACTCCTCAAGCTAGAGCTAGAATGACCAAGTTTAGATCGCTATATATCAGAAACGATCAGTTAGTTGATCTTAAAGAAGAACAGTTAGCTGAATTTGCGGCAATGATGCGTGAGGGAATGCCTGTATTTGAACGATCTTTAAAGTCAAGAATACAAGATTTTCTTGCTCGTATATTTAAAGGATTTATTAACGTTTCAGATGAAGCAAGAGCTATTCAGCTTTTAGAAGTTATAGCCGGTAAAGTAGAACGTGGTGAAACTATATTTAAAGAAGATGTATCATTACTTGATGAGATACTAAGCGAATACGATTCTATTCCAGGATATGAATCTGAAGGTGAGACTCAATACCCTGCAAGTAAATTCCAACAGTCTTATACTGACCCAGATACAGGTATGACTTTCTCATACGATATTGATAGAGAACAATTTAAACAGCTAGAAGAAGATGGTTATGTTACTCGTAATTTTAGCCTTAGAGACTTTAATGATAAGTTTATGTTAGTACATCAACCTGATGGAGCTTTTGCAGGAACAATTGAGCGTGATGGCGTTGTACTTGTTAGAGGTAAAGGTGGCGTTAACTTTCCGTTATTATTTAATGAGCTAGGATATTTTTGGGCAGGTAGTGGCAAAGATGGCGACGACACCAATATGCAAGGGTTTGTTAAAAACTTAAACTCTATGATAGAAGCTAATGGCGGAACTATATTAATGGGATTATCGTCCGCACGTCGGGGAAAAGAGTTATCTTCTACTATAGGCTCTTTAGGCGTTTTAGATACATTACAAAACTTAGTAAATGACCCAAGTTTTCCATTAACACAAGAGCAATTAAATAAAGCGTTAATAGACGCTACTAGCAGAAAATATATGGGCAAAAGTAAGCCTAACGATTTTTTAAATATAAATACCAATGATCAAAGTGTTATCAAAAAAATATTAGGTGCATTTGAATCTAATTTTCAAGAAAGATCAAACTTTGCTCTTGGTTTGATTAACAGTCTAGCCGATCAAGCAGAGAAAGCCCCTAAACTACAAAAAGCATTATTTGATTTATATAACAGTATTAAATACGAACAGCCAGAAAAACTTAAAAAACCAGAAAGCGCAAAAAGTTTAAGAGTAAAAGGAAGGGCTTTCTTTTCAGAGTTTCAAACTGAACCTTTGTTAAAAAACTCTATACCAGGCGAACCATCTATTAATAGATTAACAGGTGGTCAAATATATGCTGTTATAGAAATTAATGGCCCTGTAGAATTATTAAAAACACCAGAGTCATTTAATGCACACGAATCTTATCCTTTTGTTGTTGCATCTAAAAATGGAAGCAGACCAGTAGTTCATATATTAAAAGATAGATATAATAAAATAGATGGTTTTTCTGACGTTCAACAACAAAAAGATAAATCATATATATCTATTGGCAAACCTATTCCAGAAGATAGAAGGTTAAACGTATTTCCCGAACAAGCGGGTGTTTCTGTTGCACCTTTGCGTGTTATGGTAAAAGGCAAGTCGCAACTATCATCAGATTATATGCTTAACTTTGATCGCATACCTCAGGTGGTAGAAGCTATTAAGCGTTACTTTGTAGGTGAGATTACATACGAGCAGTTTGTAGAGATACAGCAAAAGTTTGATCCTATTCGTAGATTTGATATACTGCCAGAACTACCAACTGCCAAGCAGATGAAAGATGTTCTAGACGAACCTAAAAGACCTAAAGTAAACAAACGACCAAAAGAAGGTGAAATAGTAAAGTTACGATTAGATATTCCTGCTTACACAAAAAAAGACAAGCAAGGCAATCGTGTAGGTAAATATGTAGTAACAATTCATAACGCAAAAGATTTTAAACCTATATCTTATCAAGCAACGGCTAGAGCTAAAAATGTTGAAATGGTATCACCGGCAATAACATCAGCTAAAATTGCTATAGGTATAAAAAATAAAGACTCAATATCTACAATGCGAGGTGAGTACATAGAGGCTACAGACCAAGAAAACTATGACTTAGGTCTACAAGTAATAAATGATCCTAACTGGATTCAGATTGGATTTAACCCCTTCAGACGCTCGTTCTTCTATATTAGAGAGGGCAATAAGGTTGGCATGCCTGTGCTTAGTGCAAACGAAGTTGTGCAGATCGGTGGATTAGTATTTGCTAAGAACCCGGAAATAGTAACACTAGATCATCCTAAATTCCGTTTGCAAAAAGAATCACATAAAGAAGCATTAGGTATTCTTCGTGATGATGCTAAATTCCAATTAGATGAAAACGAAAGAGTAAAAGCAGCATTTTTCTTTGCAGGAATGGGTACTGCTGAAGCTGCATTATTAAGAAAAGCAGGCATTAATGTTGTTCAAACCGCAGAACTTGAGCAACCTATTATTGATTTATACAATCTTACTCACGGCACTGCTGAAATTCCTGTTGATATTTTAGAGCTAGACCCTAACGATCTTGTTAAAAAGATGGTTAAATTTATACATATGTCACCACCATGCCAAGCATTTAGCGCAGCTAGAGAAAAAGGCGCAGTAACTCCTGAGATGTATGAACTTGAAATGAAGATTGCCCGCAAGTTAGCTGAAATTATTACAATAGTAAAACCTGATAATTTGACTATAGAAAATGCTCCTGCTTATCAAGACTCAGAACAATATGCAGTTATTAAAAAAGTATTAGAAAAAGAAGGTTACTTTATTCGGGAACAAACTCCTGATGCTCAAAACTACGGAGGTAACTCTAGTCGTAAACGCTTAATTGTTCAAGCATCGCTTACTCCTTTAAAAGAAGAGCCTAAGACTAACAGATCAGGCGATTGGTATCCTGCTTTAGAACCTTTCTTAAAAGAAGCTCCTGTTGATGAGCTAATGCAATACACAGGTGGAAAAGAAGGCGGTTTAACTAAAAATGTAGTAAATTTATTAAATAACATAGCATCTAAAAAATATGATGCAAATGTAGCTTATGTTAATCCTGGAGGCGATGGTCAGTTTAGACCTCAAGGTAGAGCAGGTAATGCGTTAACGGCTAACTTTATTTATGACCCTAAAAAGAGAAAGCAAGGGGTAAAAGAAAAGTTAAGAACAGAAGATGGTTCTTTATATGGTTCATCTGCCGTTATGCGTGTAGCACTTCCTGTGCGTAAGTTAGTAGATGAGTTGGGGGCAAAAGCTGTAGCTAAACAGTATGGAGCTTCCGTTAAACAAATTAATGACGCTTACTATGGTACAGGGTTCTTATTTAAACGTGGCACTACACCAATGTATTTGGCGTACATGAATCTACCTACCGATACAATTATGTCTGATAACACACGTTTGAATCGAGCTGTTCTTGGAAATGGTATTCAAGGTGTAATTACTAGAGAATTTATTGAGCCTATGATTGGTAAGCCTCAGTTAAGTGATGATTACATTAATGAAAAATTAGCTGAAATAGATAATGATAAATTAAATAAATCAAAAGAAGAAACTAAAGCTATCATTGATGATATAAACGAAGCTCCGTTAGAAGAAATTGATGAAGATATGCCAATACCAAGTCAAGAAGACTTTTATAATGGGCCTATGTATCAAGAAGACTTTATTAGGGATGAAGAGCGTATTATTGGGTCTACTAAATTAACACACATGGAAATAGATAGACTTCTAAAAGCTATAGGAGTTGCCGGGTTATCATTACCCGCTTCTCAAAGACAAACAACACTGGTAGCAAATGCTGCTAGAGATTTTAATTTAAACCAGGTTTTAGATTTAGCAAAACAAATTTTAGATTCTGATGATATGATTCATACAGATGCTCAACACGCTTCTTTTGTTCTAGCTATTGTAAAACTTAAAAACCAATACGAGCTTGTTAGAACTTCCATAGAAGAAGGTAAAGCTTATAGCACTGATGTTGATTTGCCTAACACCATGGAAGAAATACTGTCGGCTATGAACACAATTTTAAGAGCTGATGCTAAAGGAGGCTCAAAGGCGGGTAGTGCCTTAGTCGCTAGAAGAATAATGGTTGGGCAAGATTACTCTGTGCAAGGTGTAACAAAACGAGCTACACAAACCGCCAGAGGAACTCTTAAAGACGAAGATTTAAAGAATGTACTTGATGCCCAAAGTAAGTGGGAAGAAACAAATAATAAAATACAAGACGTTATAAGAAAAGAATCTGCTAACTCTTCTGAGACAGACGTTGCTAATAGCAAAAAATTTATTGATGATAATAAAAAACAACGAGGCAAGGTCAAAAAGCAAAAGTTGTCTAATAAACAAAGATTAATCAATAAAATGCGTGAGTCAGGCGTAAATATTGATGGGTTTGGTAAAAACCAACTTGCAGATATATCTGTTGATCTAGCAAGAAACATAAGAGAGATGGCTAGAATACTTGTTATTGAAGATGGCTATGATGATCTTAATGAAATTGTAGATGTGATAAGAGGATTATTGCCAGACGTTAGCTTAAAAGATGTTCTTGGCTCAATCTCTGGTCGTATACAAAGAATACCACAAACCCCATCAGAAGCTCAAAACACTTTAAAAAGACTAACACTTCAGTCTGATTTAATGGTTCAAATTAATAATGGCTTAGATAAAATATTTGATCCATTAAGAAAGCAAGCACCTAAAGACCTAGAGATAATGGCTCTTAGGGAACAACTTAACGAACTTAAATCTGTAGCTAGACAGAACGCTAACGATGTTCAACAAATTGAGCGTATGTTAACTCAGATCGAATACTTAGAAAAACTAATAGATGAAGTATTAATTAAAGGGGAACGATCTACAGACTTAGTTCCAAAGAAAGAGCCAAAGAAAAAGAGAGAAGATGTAAAAGCTGTTGAACAAAAACTGTTTGTTAAGCGAGCAGAACTTAAAGCTGCTGATAAAATAGTTCTTTTAAAACAAATTATAGAGTATGGAGAACCTCCTGTAATACCTGGTATTAAACGTGAAGCACAATCAGAACGATTAGATTTATTAAGAATCGAGATAGCTAATCTTGAGCAAGAAATAAAAGATGAGAAAAAGCGCAAATCTGATGCTGCCAAGAAAGCACAAATAAAAGCTGACCAAGAAGCTAGGTTAGAGTCTTTGATAGGCCAAGTTGAGGGTTGGTATAGAGACAATGTAGCACCTCGTAAACAAGCAGAGATAAACGATACGCAAAAATCTATAAAAGAGCAGCAACGACTAATTAAACAGCAAGATAGAATAGCTGAACTTAGTGAGATATTAAGAACAGGTGTGTTGCCTGAGAAAGCTAACCGTCAAATTAAAGACGAAACAGAATTTTCTGAAACTATAGATAACCTTCAGGAAGAACTTAAACAACAAGAGTGGTATAGGCAAATTAAGAAAGCTGAATTTGAGCAAAAAAGAATAGCTCAAGTAACTGCTAAAATTGAAGAGCAACGTAGAGTTATTGATGAAAATGATTTATCTGACTTTATGACTCCCAAAGAAAAAAGTGAAATACAAAGCCCGGAGTTAAAAGCGTTACTAACAGAGCAGAGAGCTAACGAACGTATTATTAGAAAGAAAATACAAGAGCTTAAACCAAGAACTAAGTTAGAACAATTTGGCGATGTTATGTCACTAGGTCGTGCCTTTATGGCTACAGGTGATATGTCTGGATTTCTTAAACAAGGGTTTGGTTTAGCTATTAGGCATCCTAAGTTAGCAGCCCAGGCTATGTCTAAAGCAATAAAAGCTTTTGTAGACCCAGAATTTGCTGAACAAGTAATGATGGAACTAGAGTCTCAGGATATTCAAGTTATTAGAGAACAATCAGGTTTGTTTTTTGGTAATTTAGATACTGGTATGATTGACTCAGAAGAGCAGTTTAGTTCAAACGCATTGCAGTGGATATATAAAAACACTGGATTGTATGGTAAAACTGTTGAAACTGTTATGGGTGCATCTGAAAGAAACATGGTTGTATTCTTAAATCTAATGAGAGCAGGGGCTTTTGATATATATTACAATGCCAACCCTAAAGCTACGGAAAGAGAGTTAAAATCTTATGCACATTGGATTAACACTAGTAGCGGTCGAGGTGACTTAGGTAACGCAGAGGGTGCAATCCAAGCTTTATCAGTATTGGCTTTCTCTCCACGTTTTGCCGCATCTAGGTTTTTAATGCCATTAGAAGCTGCTTACAAAATAGGAAAAGGTATACGAGGTAAAGAAGAAGGTGATGCTGAAGTTGCAAAAGAAATTGCAAAACAATATTTAGCTTTGTATGGGATGGGGGCTGTAACCTTTACGCTTGCGATTATGGCGGGAGGATCAGTTAACTTAGACGAGCCAGAAGAATCTGACTTTTTAAAGATAACATTTGGAAACACGAAAATTGATATATGGGCAGGGCTTGGGCCTAACAAACGATTGTTTTCATTGTACATGGATAGCATATTTAAACAGATTAGAGGTGAGGAAGTAACTGCTAATATACCTACTAAAACTATAAATACACTTGTTAAATATAAAGCTTCCCCCTGGATTAGTGGATCATTAGAAGCAATAGGTGGCAAACGTTATGTTAGTGGAGAAAAAATAACCATCCCGGAAATTATATTAGAGAGAGCTTTCCCTTTAACAGCTTCTAGTGCTTATCAAAACTGGAGAGAAGATGCAACGACAGGAGAAATCATTACTGAGTTCGGTGGAGAGTTCTTTGGTTTAGGTGTTAGCATCGAACAACCTAAGAAAAAAACAAAAAATAGAAGGTTAAGGGCTTTGTGAGAGTATAATCTTGACAAGAATATATTTTTTTTATAATAAAATTGACAACACAGGAGAAATAGTATGGGAATCAAAGCACAACAATTTGGCGGAAAAGGAACAACAATACAGGTTGGCGGTTTAAGCACTGTTGACGCTAAGGTTACTGTCGCTAATACAGGGTTACAGTTTGACGCAAACGCTGATCGGATTGTAGAGATTCAAGACTACAGCGGTTCAGTTGTATGGTTTGCAATCAAAGCAACAAACGATATTACTAACCCATCTGCTGCTAATGGAAATGCTTGTATCCCACCTTACGGTGTTACTCGTCCATTCGTACTTAAAGCAGGGCAGTATATTGAAGCAAGTGGTACAGTAAATATTAGAGCATTAGACATCCAAGAGGTATAATATGTCTCAACGGTTAAATCTAGGACAGCTTGCTACAAGGCAAGTTGGTTTACTTCCATCTGACGCTAGACAACTAGATAATAATATTGTTTATTCAGTTCGTAAAATTGTACCTAGTTATACTGGTTATGCTTTGCGTACTCGAAGATCAAGCGATAACGCAGAGGCAGATGTATCATTTGATTCTAATGGTTTAGTAAGTGATAACTCCCCAGTAACATTAGTATCTGATGGTTCTACATCTACTCTAAGTAATTTTAGAGGAGCTTCTTCTTTATATGTTTCTATTTGGTACAACCAATCTAAAAATACAGAGACAGTTACTATTCCGCTAACAGGAACAATACTTCAAGTAGGAACTGGAATCAACCTTAATGGTATAGGCTCAAACGAGTTTGTTATTTCTGGAACATTTAAACAAACTGTAGATGAAGCTAATGGATTTCAAATTTTAGAAAACATTGATTCAACAAGTGATGGCATAGAAATTTTGTCTACTAAAGGTAGAGGAGGTAGTACTAGAGCCTCATTTAATAATGTAGATATAACTCTTGCTATTACATCTGCCACATTATCAGATGGAGCTGATCATACATATACGCTATCAAGGTCTGGTAATACTTTAACCTTTGATGTTGATGGCACATCTGGAACTGCGGATGTTACTGGACAATCTATTAGCGTTTCAACTGAAATGTTTTTGGCGGGCAATTCAGGTGGATCAAGACAAGGTGTAGGGGAAGTATCTGCATTTACTGTTTCAATAAGTGGTACTCAGATTTACGATATAAAAGATGCCTACATATATAATGCAACACAAACTTCAGCCGCTAATCAACCAACATTGAGTACATCATCAGGTTTACTAACAAATAGTAACGGAGATGTTGAATTTAATTTTAATGGTTCGAGTAACTTTATGAGCCCAAATAGATTTATGAATTTATTAAGTGATACTGACACAGGTTTTCTTGTTTATGCAGAAAGTAACACAACAAGTTACTCAGACCAGCATCCAGTTATAGCTCAGTATCAAGAGTCAGGGGGAACTCCGATAGCAGGCTCTATATATTTAGGTGGTTCATCTGCGGGTTGGACTGTTTTTCAAGCGGGTGGTAGTGATGGTATAAATGTTACAGCAGGAGAAACAACAAGTCTTACTAGACCGACTCTTTTAGCTATGGCTAAACCTTCTGGAACATCTGGTACAGCTACAGTATTTAGATCAGATACTACTAATGGTAGATATGCTAATGTAACTGATACATTTAATACTAGTATAACTGGATTTTATTTTGGCATTGGTCACGGTAATGGCTCTGCTTTTTTTAATGGCGGAATAAGTGAAGTAATAATTTTAAACTCTGGTGCGTCTGAAAATACAGAAGTAGCATTTAATGAACAGAGAGCTTATTGGGGAGTATAGATATGGAAACTGAAGAAATAACACCTGTATATCTAGTTTATACAACCTATCAAGAAGCTAATGATAGAGCAGACCTTGAGGGTCAACGAATGAATTATTCTTATTGGAGTCATTCAGGCTCTACAAAACATCACACTTCTCCGTTTGAAACTAGTGATGGGAAGTGGGCTTTAAATGTCGCTGAGTATCAATTAAGTATTGCTGAGAAGTTGGTAAAGAAGAGTAGTGTGTAATGGATATGCCTGTCATAGATTCTATTAAAGTAAATGATACTGAGATTAAATCAGATCATAATGAATATACTTTAGTATATAATGACAAGCAGTATATGTACGAGAACCTAGAAAGTAAGTCGTCTGCTCTTGAGTTACAAGCTCAGATAGATATAGCTAAAGGTCATTGCATCTGTACTGGATTGGGTTTTCTTATTCGTGAGAAGGGGCTATTAAATAATAAAGATGTATCTGAAATAACTGTTATAGAATATAACCCAGATGTTATTGAAATACAACAGGCACTCAACCCTGATATAATGAAACGCATAACTGTAATAAATGCAGATGCTAACAACTATGTTGGCGAGTGCGATACATTACTTATCGATCACTTTATAGATGCCGTATCTAATAAAGATAGACTAGATATAGTAAGAAACTGTTGTTCTAACATTAAACATAAACAAATGATTTGGTGGGATATATTTGCAGACGCACAAAAATATACAGATTACAAGGAACTGCAAGTACAGTTTCCTACGCTACCCGATTTTACTGCGTCAGAGTTTTATAACTATATATTGATAAGAAAGTAATGAGTGATAAAGGTAAGAAGGTACGATTTGAAGGTGTCATGTACACCGATGGAGAGACTTATGAAGTTAAAAGCAAAACTAAATCAAGTAGTGGCAAAGGTAAGATCATTGAGTCAGAAGCTGGCAACCAAGTTACAACAACTGTGGCAACCGAAACTGTATCTCAAGCAGGTCAAAGCGTTGTTCAAGCGGTAGTAGCACAAGCCCAGAGTATGGGTGCTAGTGGTCTGGTCGCAATGGGTAGTGCGGGTGCGTTTCAGGCTAACCACATATTTGATAACTCGCACGAAGTATTTGAAGTAGCAAGACCGATGGTGGCAGAGTTCGTTGATACTGGAACGATAACGCCACCAGAAACATCTAAGTATGCGGGTGAGGTTATACCTACCACTCAGTCGTTTGTTGGGGTAAAGGTAGGAGAGGCTAGGAAGCAAGCCATAGCGGAGAAAGCAGAAGCTAAAGCTATACAGCAGGAAGTAAAGCAAGCAGCACAAGTTATGAAAGAAGTAGCTAAAGCATCTGAAGAAACAAAAGAAAAGCAGGTAGAGGCAGAACAAAAAGAAGCTAAAGCGGAGGCAAGAGCAGAAGCGGTTAAGGAGTTAGGTGAAGAGAAAGTAAAAGAGATTGAGGAAAAGTTAAACGAACCAATCCCTACTCCAGAGCCACCGACACCTAACCAACAGAATGCAATACGAGAAACATTTAGAAATTTATTTAATAGAGACGATGAAAATACGGACGCAACACCGATATGATCTACATAGAAATAATTTGGGAGGCAATCAAGGGTAATATGCTTGCGGTAGGTATAGGAGTTATAGGACTCCTAGCTACGATTAGTATGTTTATGCCTGAGAACTCCAAGCTATATAAAATAATTAACTTCTTTAGTAAAAAGTGAGACGATGAAAAAGATACTACTAATATGTTTAATGTGCTGTGCGGCTTATGCTGATTACATCTATGACTTAACAGCTACACTCAGCCCAAGCTCAATGGTCACTATCGAACAACAACCACACTTCTATGAGATGTATCACTTAGTGGCAGATGGAGAAGCCACAGTAACCTTTACCAACTACGATGCCGACCTTGTATCACCCACCGATCAAGGAGAATACAGCGACCCTTATCTGTACCTTTACATCCTAGAAGAAATAAACTTCGGTAACATCAACTCATTCTCTAGAGCGTATGTCTTGTATGACGAGGATGATGATAGCAACGAGGGCGTTGGTGAAGACTTATACTTCTACCTAGCGGATGTTACATTTACCAATGAGCTAGTGGCTATGGTTACATCCTATGAGCCTATGACTACAGGCACAGTTGATTTTACAATAGAAAGCGACACAGCGTTAACAGTTATTCCTGAGCCAGTTGCGGTTGGGTTAATTTTAGTTGGCGGTGCTACACTAATCTTAGCCAGGAAGAGACAATGAAACAAGACGGAGATTTTAGCGTACGAGAAAAGGAGTGGGTAGAAACTGCATCTAAGTATATAGATAGTAAGCACCTCCCGGTATTAGGCCAGATACTTCGGATTGTAGATGCAACCTCTTTGATGATTGGTCGTGCGTTGTTTGTAGGAATAGTTCTAGCTAGTGTAGCTTTATTAAGCGGAAGGTTGTTAAAATGAGTGTAGAGTTGTTAGCAATGTTAGGCGGTTCTCTTTCTGGATTTATTATGAAGTTGATAGCTTCCCAGGCCCAACAACAGGCTTCCATGCTAGAAGGTATGATTAAAAAACAAGAGGTAGCCGATGCCTCTGCTGATCGTGCAGCTAAACGTGATGGTGTAGCGGGACAAGTTGTTCGTAGAACTATCGCTCTTTGCACATTGTTTGCTGTGATCTTTGCACCATTTATATTAGCTTTCTTTAACGAACCAGTCACAATCGAAGCAGGTAAACCTGGAGGTCTATTTGGGTTTCTGTTTGGCGGTTTGTTTAGTAGAGGAAATGGTTGGATAGAGCTGCAGGGTTATGTATTATTACCTGAAGTTCGACAAACCATGTTAGCCCTAGTAGGATTTTACTTTGGCTCATCGCAAGTCAAGTAAGTCAAACGTGTGAGGGGTTTAATTTAGACCCCTAGCTACGTCATTTAATTATTAATCATTAACGGAGGACGCATGTCTATGTATAAAGTTGTTGACTCGAAAGGCAACGAAACAGTAGTTGAATTATCAGAATATAATAGAGGAAAAGTTTTAGACAAGGCATGCAAGCAGATGTACGGAAGTTCTACGATAGAGTTAATGATTGGTCATTTTAGAATAACACCGCTAAGTTCTTGACAATGAAATTAATTTTTATATATTGGTATTAAGATCGTTCAAGCTCTTGCTCGGAAGTAGTGCATAGTGTACGAAGGAACGCACTAACATTGGAGGTATTACAATGGAAGTGACTCTCAACTATCGAGGCTCGACTTACGTTAAAGTAATCAAGCTAGACAAATAAAAAAGGGGCGATTAAGCCCCTCTTTACATACCCTCATGTTGTATATTATCACGAGGCACATTGGTTTCTATATAAATATTATCATCGTCATCTTCAGGGAAATAAGCTAAAACCTCTTCACCTTCGTGCCAACTTAATACAGTCAGAAATAACGCTAGAGCATCATCTCTACTTTCTCCATCTGTTTTTACAGTTATAGATACGTTTTTTATTGTTAGTGTCATTTCCATGCTCATAATTCCATCATCCTGTTAATTGCTATTTCACCATTAATAACTACACCACATCCGATAGCAGGTTTCTTACCTGACTTAGCATACGCCATAGCATAACTGCTAAAGTCAATGCCGCATCCTACTTGCATACCGAAAACTTTAAACTTACGACCTACTTGCCAATCAGTATATGCTTGAGTATGCAGATGACCTTGGACTGTACTCATCATATCCATTTTGCATTTAGTCCTGGCTGTTCCTGCTTCTCCGTGTATGTACTGTACACCATCAATGTCTACTCGATCAGTAAAGTACCATCCGGGTGTGCCTAATACTTCAGCATAAGATTTAATCCAACGCTTAGGTATGTGACTAGTCTGACTCTTGCGCATAACCATACGATCATGATTGCCAATCGTAACATAAGCATCTGGAAACTTATCATGCCATCTAGCTAAACGATCTATAGCCAGGTCTAACTCGTCCCTGCCACCCATTCCATCGGGGTCTGTTTCGTGGTAGCTTGCGTAGTGGTTGTCGATAACATCACCGATGAACACGATTTGAGTAGGTGCATACTCTCTATCAATTTGGCATACAAAGTCGAAGTATTCGTCAAGATCGAAGGGTGCGTGTAAGTCTCCGATACAAAGGACTCGATGGCCTCCGTTAATTCTACAATCTCTTCTTTCAACAAACCCATCTGTTTTTTCCTCTTGTCCTTTAACATAGCGTAATGCTCTTTTAACACTATCTATAGCTATACCATATTCAACAGCAGTTTCGTAGATTCCTATTTCATCTACCCGGTTTCTAATCTCTTTACATTTTTCAACGCTGTAAGCCACTAACTGCCTCCATTATTCCTAAATATAAAAAACCAAACAATAAACCTACTAAGACACACATCAACACATCCTGAAATAAATTATCTTTCATTACTCTCCCAAACTCATTAATGCCATTACTATTGAAACTGGCACTAGTATAAAAAACAATGCCACACCACCTATCGACTCTAACATTCTATTATCTCCTGTATTAGTTTGTAATATTTTTCTCCATAATCTGAGCCATCTGTTTTTGTATCTGCATGAAGCTCTGCCATCTGTACTGTTGTTATTTTAAAATTAAGTTTAGACATACGCATAAGGTAGTCATATCGTTCTGGGAACTTAGCTTTAAACCACTTAGTTGCATGCAGCACATCTTTGTGCCACCAATGTAAGTGTGAGTAAGAAGACAACACTTTCATGTTAGTAGGGTCTAACTCCATGTTTTTGTGAGTACCTACGTTAAGAACATGACTTGCGTGGCAGTTGCTGCCCTGAACCTCTTGGCCTGTATACTGACAAACATATTTATCACGTTTCTTTACACAAGCTTTAGCTTTGGCTACTAGCTTCTTTGTGTACCAGGTTCTGTTATGCGGGAGCTTAGGCATAATAATTGCTCACTTAGATAGTAGGTGGTGAGCGCACCCATGAAAAACGCCTATCTATACGCAGTTGCCTCTGAGAGACGAGTAGAGGAGACATGCAAATTAAAACGGAACATCGTCTTCATATTGAGGTGATACTTCAGCACAAAATTTAACAGCAAGGTCATACAGAAAATTATTCTGATTAGTGCTGTCCCATTGTTTTTTACCTTGAACCATTTTTTCTTCCCAAGGTGGCATACCATTAGGGCTATCTTTGGTAAATGCCATTTTAACTGATTGATCATCTTGTTGTAGCCATAAGAAACTTCTGTTCTTAGCTTTGTCTTTACCCATAATAAAGGAAAGAGTTTTTTCTCTATCAATATTTGGGATGCGTTTTACAAACTCACCGAATAAGTTGTTACCTACAGGTATTTGTAGTAAGAACGAATCGTCACTTTCATCAATTAAAGTAAGCTGTAGGTTTTGATTTTTAAAACCATCAACTAACTCTGCTTTAGATATGATGTTATGGGGTAATGCGTCTGCACACGCTTCGCAAACTTCTTTACCTTCATTAGGCCCTGCTTGCAATTTGCGTTTACGGAACTTAGTCCCGGCAGGTGCATCTTCAGGTGTTGAGTTATCTGGTAGTCGGAGAGTAAACATACCCTCAGTTACTGTTATGATCTTGCTGTTACTTGTAATAGTAGTTAGTGCCATTTTAGTTACCTTCTGTTAGTTATTATTAAGTTTAAAAACTCAGTATTATTTTCTTTACGCCAATTATAATAAGGTTGCAGTTGCTTGTAGTCAATACCTTTACCGCTATATTTATATGGAAATTCTTTTATCTTACGAACACCATTTTGTCTATATATATATTTAATCAATGAGTCTCCCTATAAGAGTTTTGAAAGCTACTGCTGCTGTGTCTGGCACGACTCCGTTCCCCAAGAGCCTAAGTCTGTCCACCCTACTGGTAGTCCCATTAGCTGCTCTACCCAACTTGGGTTTAGTGCGTGGTTCTTCCCATTCGTACTGTGGTTCGTTGGGTCTTGCAGGGAATCTGCTACTTGAGGCAAGTTGTCCATTCGGCTCTTCCCATCCTTGCGTGTGACTGTCTTGTATGTTCCCTTCCAATCCCTGGCTGTCGGTGTTGGGTAACCCTTTATTCCTTTCTCTCTCGTAGGTTCGCCCACTATCTCTGGGTGATTGCTCAGTCCTACTTGTCCGTAGTTCGGTTGATTGCCTATCTTCGTACCCTCGGCTGTTGTCGGTGTCGGCCAACTCTCTACTGCATCCCTCAGCTTCGCCCCGAATGTTTGGTTGCTTTTGTGACGCTTGCTCTTGAATGTTCCGTCCTCCACGAAGGTCTCTATTCGACCGCCCTCCGCATCCGATGTTCTCGGTGTTGGGTAGTTCATTACTTCTTCCCTCAAGTTCTTGCATCCGCCCTTTTTCTTGGCTTCCGCTAACTTCTCTGGACTCCGTGCAGGTAGTGTGTCCATTGTGTTCGGAGTCGCCCAACTCTTTGCTTGTTGTGCTAGTGGTATTCCTCCCTTCCCATTCGGTCTTGTTGAGTCCGTTGCACTCGCTCTCGGAGTAGCCCAATTTGCCTCGGCTCTCCCTACTGACCTCGTCAATCCTGCTTGATTGCTGTTTATTTCGCAATGTGGCGTTTTGTTTGCATCGTTTGTCGCAGGAGTACCCCATGATGAAGACTCTTTTTCTTTGGTGAGGTGCGCCAACTTCAGACGCTGAGAATATTCCTGCCGTTGCTCGGTAACCCATGCTTTCCAAGTCTCCGAGGACATACTTGAGAACTGACTCTTCGTCTGCTGTTTTGCTTGAGATGATTCCTTCAACGTTTTCGAGGAAAACAATTCTAGGTTTGCATTTACTGATTCCTCTGCTGATGTAGGGATAGAGGTGACGAGGGTCTTCAACACCTTGTCTATTTCCTGCGGAGCTAAACGGTTGACATGGGAATCCACCACTAATGATGTCCACGCATCCACAAAATACTTGGTATGGGAAGGTCTTAACATCCGTGTAGATAGGTGCTTCATCCAGTTGTTTGCTTTCCATCTTCGCAACCAGGTTCGCAACAGCGAAGGCTTCGATCTCCACATGAGCGATGTCTCGCACTCTTGGCAAAACTCGTTTAAGTCCTTCTCCGATTCCTCCGTATCCAGAACAGAGGCTAAGGTGTGTAATTGTTTTGGTAGTATCCACATTATGTCTCCCATTGTATGTGTTTAAATGTTTGTGTAACTCCATCAAACTCAAGACTAGCCACCGGGCTTAGTCCTTGTCTATTCTTTTGAAACTTAGCAATAACATGAGTGCCGCTCAAGGGTAATTGATAAACAGTTTCTCCATTTACATCCATACCCTCAGACGGAACATTAGCTAACAATATAATCTGATCAGCAAAGTTCTCTACATCCTTAGACCATGCTATCTGCATATTAGCATTAGGGTGAGCCAGGATTATGATTGGTATTTGTAGATCATCACGCAAGTCTCTGAACTTACGAATGAAATCATCATACATAATAGTTTTACTATCATAGTTCTTACCACCATCAGATATACTTAACAGGTTGTCAATGAATACAGCTTGTGCGCCCTTGCGCCATTCAGCTACAGCCCAACCACGAATATCTTCAATGGTCATGCCTTTATCACGAACGCATAAGTCAAGTGAGGCTACAGTCTTCAGAGCCTTTCTTGCCCGATCTGCTTCATCTTCTGTAGCACCGACTGGCCTTACCTTCATGCGGTAGGTATCCATCTGCCCGACATGAGCCAGGTATCTAGGAAGTAACTCACCCTTCAGCATTTCGATAGATGCAAGTGGCGTTCTGTCCCCACGCATATGTGCCGCTATCTGCCATTGTAGCATCATCGCAGTCTTACCAGTTGATCGAGGAGCGTGTAGTAAAACCAACTCACTCTTCTGCTTGCCTAGCTTCTCTGTCCACTCATTGCACCACCATCCAAAGTGGCCACATTGTGCATCGATGCAGTCCTGAATAAACTTCTCTCCATGCTCTTCTATGGTGAGGTCTTTCTGAACGCTGACATTTGCCCTAATTAATGCGCTTATAACGCTCTCTGATGCACTTTCTCCGTCATAGGCAATAGCCAGTCCATCTTCTAACGCCTTGATCTCCTGTCGCAATTTGGAGGCTTTTAGAACACCCTCTGTATAATGCTCAGAGTGAGCAGAAACGACTGCCGCATCTTGCAAATCAATGAGTCTGTCGTAACCACCTACACCTTCTAGCTCGTTATGTTCGTTTAACCATGCACCAATCGTGATCGCATCCATAGCTTTGCCTTGAGCATACTGTTCTTTCAGTGATACCCATAGCTTCTGATTGCGAGGATCATAGAAGTCCTCTTCGTGCAGATCAATTTTACCTATAATGCTTGGGTCTAATAAACATGAACCCAACACTCCCTTCTCTGACTCGTCTGACACAGGTAAAGTTTTCATATGCTCATCCTTTTTATTGATGGTTTTACAAACACCTCGTCTTCCCATCTGCGGTTGCGAGGATTGATATAACCTTCAAAGTTTAAACAATACTGCATACTATCTCTACTAGTAATATAAGGTATTATTGATGCTTGTATAGCTAACTTATCTTCTTCTGACAACTTAACCCAATACCTAATAGACTTCTGCTTACTACCTTTACGATGATACATAGCCCAACACTCTTCAAATAAGGTATCTGTTTTAGTATCTGTCTTAGTATCTGGTATAGGTTGCTCTCCTTTTGACATTCGATTGTTCACAGTTGAACATTGGAGATTGTCAGCTAGAGCATACCACTTGGTCTGATCATAGCCTATAGAATTATAGTTAGCTGATACAATTAATCCATCAGACTCCATATCCCGGAGTAGCCTACTTATCTTCTGCCTGGACCAGTAAGGATAGTGATGACACATATCAGAAGCAGACTGGTACATCCAAGTCTTACCCTCATGTGTATGAGATTCTTTGCCCTCGTTTTGATTGCACCAGAATCTGATGTGCTGCATTAACAATGCCTTATCGATTCCATGATCAACAGCTTCCTGAACTATAAATGCATGGGCCTCATTTGACATCAGTGCTTCTCCGTACATGACACACTGGTATAATCTCTCCGTCTGCCTCAATGGTATCCTCGTAGACAAAACAGTTCTTCATACGTTCTGCCTCTATCACACACCACTCATAATAATTCTCTGCATCATATGAATTAGGGAATGTGTCTGAACAAGCATACTCATCTGTGACCTGTATACTTCCTGGTAATTTAATTGTTTGATTTGATACTCTCATAATACTCCTTTTCACATGTAGTCAAATGCTACACCAATACTTTTAATTTCATCTGTCTCATTATCTGCTTTGATGAACGATACCATCCCGTTTACTATTGTGTGATTACGAAATAGATCATTGATTATATTATCTCGTATAATTTTAGTATAAATATATCGATCACGATTGTATTTGTAACTCTCTAGATCATTATTCTCTTTTGCTTTTTCGCCCCACTTCTGTATAGTGCTAAGTAAAGGAATGTAACCAATCTTAACACCTGTTGATAAGTGAACTGACAAAGCAATCTCCTGATCACTAAAGTCCTCGTCTTGTTTAACATATATTTCATCCTGTAGTGTTATATCTATTTCATTCCAATTAATAAATGTAACACCTGCTAACGTACACTGTATCATTTATCTACCTCCACTCATTATGCCTACGCTTATAATCATTACGCATAAAGATATTAATATAAAGTCCCAACTAATCATCGGTGACTCCCATACTTCTCGTCTTGACCTAGCATCTCAAAGTTAGCTTCTGACTGTGTCATATGCTCGTCTTGTAGTTTAGTAACAACCCAGTCAGCAATATACATTGCCTCTTCGATTGTGTATTCCAAGCCTGATATGTTGAAGCCTCGTTCTGTTCTCTCTATTTCTAGTGGCATATGCCCTCCTTTACTGTTAGATATAGATAGTAGCTGTCAAACTATTGTGTGTAAATAGCAAATGTGATCTAAATTTTGCCTTTCTTGGCCACTTTTAAAACCATATTTTGATACGCATAAAACCAAAACAACTCGCTAACCGGGTGCGAAAAAATTTCTTAATTTATAATTAAATATATTATAAGACTTTAATCCTGGGCCAACCGGGCGACTGCCGTGATCTGTTTCCAGGAGAAATCCTGAACCAAAAAAAATCCCCACCCTCCGAAGAGGGCAGAGATCGTATGCTCTGGATGGTCTGCTAATCCTTCCTGTAGTCCGTCCGCATATAGCGAGCGTGTAAGAGCGGATATTTGGACGATAGCATCTCCACCATCCTCCAATCTGATTCGCTTACCTTGCGTATCGTCCTACGCACAAATCCGCACTGCTCAAGATTATCTCTGTAGATGTTGTAGGTCATACTCTCGCTTCCTCTGCTTGTTGTAGATCACGATAACCTGTTCGGCAGAATAGCACCTTCTCAAGATTCTCTAGCGTGTCGCCAAATATCTTCACGACCAACTTCAACTCTTCTGTCGTGGCGATCTCATGGTTGACCATGTAATCCCAGAGCTGTTCCATCTCATACTCCTCATCATACACTTCGCACCACTCTTTGCATTCACCGCAGATATACATACTGCCCCTATCATGCGCTACAGCTCCGCAGCATTGACTAACAACGTCATTCGTCCACTTCATAATTCCACCTCCATGTATTCAAAGAGCAGTTCATTCAACCGCTCCTTCATATGATTAATAATCCCAACGGACTGATCTGGATATTTGCTGATCATCTCCATTGATCTGCTTATCACATCCATCACTGCGATGGTGTAATTCTTTTTTTGTTTGCTGTCCATACTCATCTCCTTAATGCCACATTCTATCATACATCTCTTGAGTCTCACTGCGGTCATGCAATGGTATCGCACCATAGAATCGATGACCGAGTATATGCTCAACGGCTTCACTGAACCGACTGTCGTGAGTGGATATGTAGCACCCACCACTCATCCATCCGATATGACCCTCTGGTGGTTTTTCAATCGGTCTGGCGATGCATGAGCCGAGATTGCCCTTCACAAGCTCAATATCCTTACCGATCTCTAGTCTCTGACAATATGACGATAGACCGCCATTACTTGAATTGCCTAGACTGCAATCGTACACCCAAACGAGCATACCTTGTACCGCTTCTAACGGTGATTTATCCTTATAGTATTTCATTTCACCTCCTCAAACTTGATGCTGTTTAACTCCTCACCAAGATCATCATCGGTGAGCTTCTCTTTGATCAACGATTCAACGTATGTCTCAACGTCATACTCAAGCGTGTTAAGTGTCACATCGATTGTGATCGTGTATCGTGTGAAATCGTCCTCAGAATATGAACCATACTCTGGTGGATCGATTGGTGGCTGCGGATTGTTATTATACATGGAATGCTCCTTCATAATCCTCGTTGAGGTATTCTTTGATCTCACCGATGTCCGACCATTCAAAGAACCAGGTATGCTCTACACGATTACCATTCTCATCGTGGTCTACTTTGCCAAGATAGTCTGCTGTTACCATCTTTGGATTGCCATCTACTATCTGAGCGTATGCTCGTGGCAATGCTCCATCTGCAATCGCTTGTTTTACATCATCTAACGTGCAGCCGTAGTATGTTTTCTCTGATAATATTCTTTCCATTTTGTGCTCCTTGTTTGTGTTTATTTTTCTATTAATAAAAATCATGTGGTTAACCTAAAGCACCACTAGGTTTGTATCGCACAGGTAGGTTTATTTTTCTAATTCTGAAATCAGTCTCTCTAAATAACCTAAATCTCTAACGGCGTTATGTAATAGCTTTGGTTCATTTACAGGATTAGCGATAGTGGCAGTAGAATAGGCTTCATATAATTTTCTGATCTCTACCCGAATTTCTTCTTGGCAAATTTTGATCTCTGCCTGCTTCTCTTCATCACTCATTAGGCAAATTGAGATTCCGTTTATCATGTTGTGTCTCTCTTTCATTTAGCAGTAAACACCATGTCTACTGAACAACCTAAATAGTACCAGAATACATAGAGCGATACAAAGCACCAAATGAACAAAAAAAATATAGGGGAGTTATGACTTTCCGCAGAGGATTGAGAGAGACTCTATGCGTGAGCGCGCGTAGTAGAAGTGTGCCAAGCCCTGAATCTTTATGCGAAATATACTTGACGGACTGCTGCGAATACTATCTTGATCATGCGTACATTATTGTTCCAGGCAGAAATTATGTTCTTGCAAAAACTAACAAAGGCCCAGGGCTTCTTTTAAAGGGTAGGGTCGGTTTTTAAAAAATCCATTAAAAAATCGTTTAGACCCTATCAAAACTTTTTAAAAATTTGCACTTGACAATAGCCCTATTAACAATATTGTAAGAAATTATGATACCTAACCTTACTAATTTATCCTATTTTGAGTGTTATAACTGTCAAAATTTTTTTTATGTATATGAGTTACCAAATGATATTAATGATCCTAAATATTGTGCCTATTGTGGCATAGAATTCAATGAAACGATTGATATAAGCGATGAAGCAGAAGACTTGTGATAGATGTTGCTGTGTAGACAGCGTAGATAACCCAATATTAGAGTTGCTCGATGAGAGTGATAATGTTGAGGAGTGGGTATGCATGATGTGTTATGCGGAGGAGATTGACGATGCCGATGGGTAATGTGCCACATAGATATACGCAGGAGGCTCAGGACGAGCGTGACTGGAAGAAGGGTAAGACCAGAGATGGTGAGAACTTTAACTACACTAAATACGACAAGAAGGCTTACCAGGCCAACTATGACGAGATAGATTGGGGTAAAAAAGGCTAAATGACAGCTCAACAGATATTTGACGACATGAAAGCCTCTGATAATAAAAAATTGTGGGCTTACGCCCAAGAGTTAGCAGAGTTTAAGCGCAAAGAGGAGAAGTCGTCTAAGATTAAGAGTTCTTTAGATGGCGTTGATTTTACCGATACCGAGAGTATGCGGCAGATTGTTTTCGAGCATTTGTTAGCAGAAAGTGGCAGGGGTAACGCACAGGCTTCTGACAAGCTAGGTAAGTATCTAGGCTTGGAGCAGGAGAAACAGAAGATAATTATACAGGTGATTGACTTTGCAAACGCATACATCGAAGAAAATATTGCTCCCGCAACTGAAGCCAAGGTTCTATCAGACTAACTGTTGGAAGGCTTTAGACCAAGGGGCTAGAAACTTGCTTATTAGCTGGCCTAGACGGCATGGTAAGGATGTAACAACAGCTAGTATCTTGTCTAAACGAGCTATACAGCGTGTTGGTTCTTACTATTATTTGTTCCCTACACGGAAGTGGGCAGAACGTGCAATCTGGAATAACATCGTAACCATAGGAGACAAGTCCGGGCATCTACTAGACTTGATATTCCCACCTGAAATTGTTGCATATAAGAACAACACTGACATGAAACTAGGTCTAATTAACGGCTCGGTGATTAACTTTAGCGGTACAGACAACCTGGATTTCGTAGGGCAGGGGGGTTATGGGTATGCATTATCTGAGTTCTCGTTGCACAAAGAAGAGGTAACTGGCTTTCTTGCTCCTATCTTGGACGAAGGTAACTCGTTTATTCTTATGAATGGAACGATGCGTGGTAAAAGCAATCAGCTTTACAAGATGTATGAAGCTAACAAGAACGACCCTGATTGGTTTACAGAGTGGCTTACACCGCAAGAAACCAAGAGATACTGTTGGGTTGGGGACGAAATGAACCTAAACCCAGAGCTACAAAATAAAATTGATCCCTTGACAGGGATAACATACATGAATGTGCAGCACCGAGTTGACTCTAAGATGATTTCGTACTCACTAGCTAGGCAGGAGTATCTAAACGAGGCTGTAGCAGATGTAGCTAACTCTGTGTATGGGTATGAGATGGTCAAGCTAGAGGCTAATAGTAGAGTAGGTGACATCGACCCTGCTAATATGCCTGTATACACTTTTTGGGACTTAGGTATGGACGACCCTACGGCTATTGTTTTTGCAAAGATAGAACACAACCAGGCTACTATCATTGATTATTACGAAAACACTGGACATGACATAAAACATTACATAGATGTAATAAACGAGAAAGGATATACCTATGCCGGACACTACATGCCCCATGACGCTAAAAAAAGAAACAACACTACCGGCCACAACATTCTGGACTTTTGCCGTACTGAGTTTGGCTTTGAGGTACGTCCGATTCCCAAAACGAATTCAGTCCGTGATGACATCGAAATTGTCAGACGTAACCTACCTGATATACGAATCAATGGACGATGTGTTAGATTACTTGAATGCCTCAAGAACTACCAATGGAATCCCAATACTGGAAAAATCTTGCACAACGAATACTCACACGGAGCAGACGCAGCCAGAATGATGTTTATGGCTATGCATAACGGAATGGTGCAAGAATATTTAATTAAAAGCAATCGCCCACCTAGACAAGAATACTACGAAGATTTGGATTTTATTGTATGAGACCATATGATCGAGCTAAGTTGTTATACGATGACCCTAAAGACTTTTATACAGTAGTAGATTATTGTGGAACTTATGGGGTAATTATTTCAAATGAAGATGTGTTTGCTTGTGTATATAAGATACATTCTGACTATATACTTAAAAAGTCTTACAATAATCTTGACAAACCTAATACATGGTTCATATATTTGCTCGCAGGTAACCCTAAATCTTTATTTAGTTTAGTAGAACCTGCAGAATTTATTTGTTTTGAACGATTTGATAAAAATTACAGATTAATAGAATTTAATAAAATTAAAAGACGTTATTAGGAGATATAATGGGATCACCACCAAAGCCGCCGCCACCACCTCCACCACCACCGCCACCTGCGCCACCTGTTGAGCGTAGAGATGTTTCTGCTCAAGTAGACATAGCTAAAAAACAAACTCAACAGCGAAGGGGCTATCAATCTACAATACTTACATCACGACTTGGTGGTACAGGAAAAGATACTTTAGGCTAATGGACGCTAAATTTATAATTAAAAAGTACGATGCTATGAATGCTAACGTTCATGGCAATTGGATGAATCTATGGCAGGAGTGCGCTGATTGGTGTTATCAGACTAATGACAACATCAACCGCATTCGTATCGGTGGGCAAGAAAAGCCACCACAGCGTTTAATTGATACTTGTATTGAAGCAAACTACAACTTTGCAGCCGGGTTCTTTTCTCATATGTTCCCACCAAACACAGTGTGGGCTAAATATCGTCACCCTAGTCCTATAATGATGGCTAACGAAAATGTAGCTAATTACTTTGAGGAAGTAAGTCGAATCATACACCAGGTTTTAATTGGCTCTAACTTCTCTCAAGAATCGTTTCAAGCACTACTATCACTCGGCTGCTTTGGAACTAACTGCTTATCACTAGAAGAAGATGATAAGAATATTATTCGTTTTAAGAATGTTGTTGTTTCAAATATTCGTATCGAAGAAAACCATTTGGGAGAAGTAGATACTGTAGCTCGTGAATACAAGTTAACTTTACGACAAGCTGTTCAGAAGTTTGGCTTAGAAGCATTAAAAGAGGCAGAGTTTCAAAACATAGAAGGGTTAATGCAAAGCAACCCTGATAAAAAATACACATTTATTCAGTGCGTACAACCTCGACAAGACTACAACCCTAAAGGCAAAAAGGCTACAGACCTACCATTTGCATCTTACCATGTATGCCGTGACACAGGAACTATGGTAAAAGAAAGTGGTTTTGATTTTAATCCGTATAAAGTATCACGCTTTATGGTGGGCAACGAAGAAGTATATGGTCGTTCGCCTATGAGTATGGTTTTAGGCACAGCTAGGCGTACCAATGTAATATATCGTTCAATGGTCGCATCTGCCGAACAACACGCTAACCCTCAGTGGTTGATTCCAGATGACGACAGCGTTTCTGGTATGTCTAGCCGTGCCGGTTCTTTTATTCGTTGGAGAGCTACTAACCCTAATGGCAAACCAGAACGTCTTGCTCCTAATGGTGATC